ACAGCAGAGATAAAAGCTTTACAAGCCGAAATAACAGAATTAGAAGCAATATTTGATCAAGCAACAGACCAAGTAACTGCAAGAGAAAATATAGAAAATAAACAAGCTCAGTTAAAACTTTTACAAGGACAGAAAACAGGATTACAAGATAGTATAAATTTAACAAGACAACTTGGTGTAGAAGCTATAAATGCATTTGAGAATGGTATGATAAAAGGTATTGAAGGAGTTATACAGGGTACTATGTCTGTAAAAGAGGCTTTTAAATCCATGGCCCAATCAATTTTAGTTTCTTTAGCTCAAGTACTTGCAAAAATGATGGCAATGAAAGTTATGACAGCAATGTTTGGTGTAACTCCAATGGCAGAAGGTGGAATTATTCCAATGGCAAAAGGAGGAATTACAGGATATAGAAATGGAGGAATCGCAACAGAACCTACTTATCTTGTAGGAGAAGGAAAACACAATGAAGCTGTTGTGCCTTTGCCAGATGGAAGAAGTATTCCAGTAAATATGAAAGGTGCTGGAGGAAATAATAATATAGTAATTAATGTAGATGCAGGTGGAAATACAAACAGTACTGGTGGAAATGCAGAACAAGGAAAAGCACTTGGAATGGCAATTCAAATGGCAGTAATGGAAACAATACAAAGAGAAAAAAGACCTGGAGGAGTATTAAGTTAAGATGGCAACAGCAATATTTCAAAATGATGGAAGTAATATTACAGGGTTCTCTGGAGGAGTTGCTGTAGATAAAGGATTTACAAGAGCTTCTACCCCAAAAGTTCATACAATGACTTTTGGAGATGGATATGAACAAAGACTTGCAGACGGCATTAATAATTTAGCACAAACTATGAATGTGTCTTTTAGCACAAGACCAAAAGCAGAAATAGATGATATAGTAGCATTTTTTGAAAGTTTAGGGGGTGTTTCTAAATTTAGAATGACAATTGATGATACAAATGGAAATGAAACTATAAAAGTTATTTGCAGACAATGGAATCAAACTTGGGCGTATGACGATTTCTATAGTTTAAGTGCAACTTTTGAGAGAGTATACGAAGCATAATGAGTGAAAAAATAGCAATAAAAGAAGTTCAAGGATTAGAACAGTCTTCAGGGATTGTAGACTTGTATGAAATTGCACTAAATGCAGAAGGAACTTCTAAAGTTTATTTTACAAGAGGAGAAGATAGTGATTTAGGTAACGTACAAATGTATGACTATGACACAAATACTCAGCTAAATACTTATGATGCTTTACCAATTCAAATAGAGGGAATAGAAACAAAATCAACAGGTGTTGCACCAAGACCAGTAATAACTTTTGCAAACGTATTAGACACTTTTGGAGCTGCTTTAGGAAATTTAACTCCCGATGACTTAGTTGGTTTTAAATTATATAGAAGAAGAACTTTACGAAAATATTTAAAAGATGGAAGTGCAGATACAGGCTCTGGAGTAACTCCAATAGAGTTTCCTCGACAAGCATGGATTATAGATAGAATAGAACAAAGAAATGCATTAGAACTTTCATTTGAATTAACAACTCCTTTTGATGTAGAAGGATTAGTACTTCCTTATAGAGTTGTAGGTCATAATGCTTGTCCTTGGATTTATCAAGGTGCTTGTCCAAGTAAAACAGAAGCAAATAAAAGAGGAGCATGTACTTGGCACGAAGAAAGTAATTATAGAGTTGCAGGAACAACTTACACTGTTTATGTAAATGCAGATGATGAGTATGTTATAGTTTCCAGCACAAGTTTTACAACATTTAGTTCTTCTGCTACTGCCGATAGCTACTATAAAACTTCGCTGACTTTAGGAACAGCATCTGGAGTTAGAAGATATAATGAAGATGGCACTATAGATACTTCTGCAGATAGTTCAACTATATTAAATTACTGGCAAGCAATATCAAGCACAACTAATACTCCTGCAGATAATAGTGCAACATGGGCAAGAATAAAAGTATTTGATACTTACAGTTCAAGTGCAAACTACTATGCCTATACAGATGATAGGTTTAATAATTATGTAACTTATACGGGGTCTGATAGTAAAGTAAGATTATGGAAAGCAACAAGAACACAAACATCTGGTTCAAATGTTGCTCCGGGATTTAATAGTTACTGGGAAAGAGGAGATGTTTGCGGAAAAAGATTAAAATCTTGCACAAAAAGATTTGGATTTACTTCAGGTTCAGCAAAACCAGGTACAGTAGCACAATTACCTTTTGGAGGATTCCCAGGTGCAAGAAAGTTTAAATAAATTATTACCAGAAATATATAGTCACATGGAGAAAGAGGCACCGCGTGAAGGTTGCGGACTCATAGTTCAAAAAAGTGACGAAATTAAATTTATTTCTGTAGAAAATAAAAGTGAAGATGAAAATTCTTTTTACATTGACCCAAAGGAATACGTTCGTCACTCGATTATTTCAAAAATATTATATGTAGTCCATAGTCACTATGGGCAAAATTGTCATCCAAGTGAGCATGACAAAAATGCGTCAAAAGTTCTAGGGGTACCATATTTAATCGTATCACTACCAGAAAGAGGAGAATATATTTATGACCCACGTTAAATTGATGGGAGAATTAGGAGAAAAATTTGGAGCAGAATGGACTTCTGTTGATTCTTCTATGCGTGATGTATTAAAACTTATTGATTGCCAAGTTGAAGGATTCAAAGAATATTTAGCAGAGTGTCATAACAAAAATATACAATTTAGTATTCAAAATGGAGACGAACTTTTTGAAGATGAAGAAGATTTATGGTTGCCTAATTTAAAAGATACTGTAATTATAACTCCAGTTCCAGCAGGTTCAGGTAAAGGTTTAGGAAAATTAATAACAGGACTTTTATTATTAGCAGCAATGTTTTTTATTCCTGGACTTGGACTTTTTACAGCTACTGGAGCAGTGGGAACAGGAGGAGCTTTAACAGCTGCAGGAACTTCTGCATTAGCAGCAGGTGGAACAGTAACTTTAGGTACTGGAGCAGTAACAGGTTTAAGTATGGCTCAAGCAGCAGTTGCAGGACTTTCAGTAAGTTTAACAGTACCTGGAATGCTAGTTGCTGCTTTAGGGGTAAATTTAGCACTTATGGGATTAAGCGAAATGTCTGCACCTGATCCTGAAGTGGATGACCCTTCTTTTCTTTTTAACGGGGCAGGAAAAAACATAGAACAAGGACAACCTGTTCCAGTATTATATGGACAAATGAAAATAGGAGGAACTCCAATCAATGAGGGTTTTGCTCCAGGTACAATAAATTCATATGCAAGTTCAAATTATGTAACTACAGGAAGAACGACAAACTATAAATCAGATGGAACTTCATCTTATACAACACAAACAGGACCGCATACAGGTACAAAGAGTTCAGCAGACTATGCACAACAAAAATAGGAATATAAATGGCAAAATATACTAGACCAGCAACAGTTAATAGTAGTAGAAGGCATCCTGATAAGGAACAACATGCTGTTGTATATGATATCCTTTCTGAAGGCCCGATAGAAGGATTGGCAAATGGTTTGGCTTCTGTGTTTATAAATGATGTACCTTTTATAGATAATATAGCAAATGAAATAATGAAACCTCGAAGAGTTATACTAAGTACTACAGCTGGTTCTGCAAATATTACTCATTCTCAATTCGGAGAAATAAATTCACTTACTTTAAATAATAAATCAGGACTATCTCTTGGAGCAAGAACTGTAACTATTGTTGGAGCAGAAAAACAAGGAACTGGCATTGCAAGTATGACAGCAGGTTCTGATACAGTGACAACAAGTAGTTCTTTCTTTACTTCTGATATGGTAAATTTAAGATCAGTTACTCCCGAGGCTTTTATAAGAATAGCAGGAGCAGGACAAGATGGAACAGACTTAATAACTAAAGTTAAAACTTTTGTAAGTGCAACAGAAATTACTGTACAAGATGTCGCAGCTGTAACTGTATCTTCTAAAAATATTTCTTTAGATTTTAATGCAAGTATTAGTTCAATATCAGGAAATGTAGCAACACTTTCTAAGGCTGTTCCTGTAACGACTTCTAATGTATCTTGTCAAATATCTGCTCTTAATACAATCGTTGGTCAGAATGATGATATAATGAATTTTGATAAAGTCAAAATGCAATTTAAGTCAGGTGAGAGAAATCAAGATTATATACCACATGAAACAGGTTTTGGTTCTGCAGCAACAAACACTGCATTAAACATAAGTTTAGAACAGTCAGATTTAAGAGCAAGAGTAGGAACTGGAGGAAATTTAGTTTCTGGATACAATAATGAATTAGGTGAGCCGACAAAACCCGAAGGTACAGCAGAAGATACAATTATAACTTCAGCTCTTGCAGGAGTATCTAATCCTTCCGAAATAGATGAAATTCATTTAACTTTTAAATTGCCTGCTTGTCACGCAATAAAATCATCAAGTGGCTCTAAAGAATCTTCTTTTGTTGAACTTCAAATATTCTTTGAGTATAGTGTAGATAATGGTTCGAGTTATATCTCAGAACTATTGTATGGACCTACCAATAGTCAAATTATTAATAGAAGCACTGGAAGACGAGACAGAAATGTCAACTTTATTACGACCAGCAGTTTTCCAAATACTGGATATATAAAACCACACGAACCTCAGTATAATGAGTTCAGTGAAGAATTTATGATAATTACAGATAAATTCCAACCTTATGATGATTGGAGAATTAGAGTAAGAAGAATAAATGATACGAATTTTATAGATAGCGGTTATAGACATACAAACCCTTGTACTTTAGCTACAATAGAATCTATAATAAAAGATAAGTTAAAATATCCGTACACTTCTTATATCTCAACATCTTTCAATGCTGCTGATTTTGAAGGTCAATTACCTCAAAGAGCTTATTTATTAAAAGGATTAAAAATACAAGTTCCTACAAACTATCTTACAAGAGATGAGACAGGCGGAGCAGCAGCTTATACAAGAAATATAACTACAGGAGCAACTGAAAGTACTTATCAAAATTGGGACGGTAATTTTAGAGGAGATATAACTACTTTTAATGCAACATCAGTAAACTATGAAAAAGTATATTGCAATAATCCAGTATGGGTTTTTTATGATTTATTAACAAACGAAAGATATGGATTAGGACAGTTCATAGATAAATCAAATATAGATAAATATGGATTATTTCAATTAGCAAAGTACTGTGATGAATTAGTTCCTGATGGAGAAGGTGGATATGAACCTCGTTTTACAACTAATGTGTACTTATCAAAAGCAGCAGAAGCTACGAATGTATTAAAACAATTCGCAAGTGTTTTTAGAGGAATGGCTATTTGGAAAGATGGTCAAGTAACTGCAATTTCTGATAGAGAAAAAGAACCTGTATATGCTTTTACAAAAGGAAATATAGAAGGAGGAATTTTTCAATATGAAGGAACAGGAAATAGAGTTAGAACTAATCAAGTAAAAGTTCAATGGAACGACCCAAATGATAATTATAGACAAAGTACTGAATATGTAGAAGACCAGCAAGGAGTATTAGAAACAGGAAGAATTGTAAGAAGCGAACATTTAGCATTTGGCTGTACATCAAGAGGTCAAGCACATAGAGCAGGTAAGTGGAAGCTTCTAAGTCAAAGATTAGAAAAAGAAACAGTATCTTTTGTAACAAGTATTGCTGCTGTAGGTTTAGGGCCTGGAGATATTATTACAGTACAAGACGC